GGGCGATAGTCTTACTGTGCGGAGTCTAGAGCGATGATGCCGAAGTCCTGTACAGAGCCACTGATGTCGCTGTTGTACTTAGGCTTACGGAGACCAAAGATCTTGCCTACGCTGATACCAGACTGGTTGCCATAGTCGAAAGTATCTTCAACCATTTCAGGCAGACCGATGTCAGCCAGGGCCAGAGCCTGAGCACCACAGAACAGAGCACGTCCGCCAACTACGTCAGCGTCAGCACCCCACTTGTAGCCAGCTGCGCCAGCGTTAGAGGAAGTACCAGTAGTTGCACCAGAAGTGTTAAACACATGGCGGAACTCGTGGATCATCACGCCATCGACCATCAGGCTTGAAGTACCAGCGAACAAGCTGTTGCTTGATCCACGTACACCAGCGTTACGGACGTTAGCGATGAAGTCAGTATCAAGCTTCAGGTTAGCCATCTGCTGTGGAGTTACAAACATGTGGAAAGTTTCCTGGTTACCAGCACCACGAATACCACGGATGTAGTTGTCTTTAGCAAAAGCCTTCAGGTTAACGATGTGCTTGTAGCCAAGGGTGTCGCTATTGGTTACAGCAGTAGTGTCACCAGCTGACAAGCCAGTGCCGTTGATTCGCAGGTGACGATCTGAAGTAGGGGCAGATACGTCAGAAGCAAACTCAAGGTCAACCAGCTCGTGCCCAGCAGAACCAGAAACAGTTCGCAGGCCGCCGTTGTTCTTGTGAGTGTAAGCAACGCCAGACATAGACAAAAATGCCAGCTGGTCGCAGCGGTCAGCCATTGCATAAGCAAGTGCGTCACGAGATTGCTCACGGAAGTTAACAACAGTCTTCTGGTCGGTCATACGGCCAGCGATGCGGTTAGCAAAACGCAGCTGATCTAGCTCGATGCTGATGTCATACGCGCGGAGGGCTTCTTCGTTGCCTTCCAGAGTATTGTCACCAGTGATACCGTCACCAGTCATGTCAGCAAGCAAAGTGATGTTAGCTTTGGTGCCTTTTTGGTTTTTAGTCAGTTCAGTTACGCGCTGTACCATTGCGTTTGAACCAGTACCAGCGAACTGGTTGATGAAAGATTGGTTGCGAGCTACTTTCCAGAAGTCGCGGCTCCAGGCTTGGAGTTGGTCGCCAGTAAGCGTACCGAAATTTGTTAAAGCCATGATGGGCTCCTAATTAAATGGGTTAAATAATTTTGTGGCACACGCCACTTACTCAGCCGACTTTAGGAGCGGCTAATCCGTATCTACGTATCGTGTAGCAACGAACTAGCGCTTATTAACGAGGCGCGACCTCGGCAGGTTTTACGCCTTGTGCAGGCGAGGGGTACGTTTTTTACGGCTACGGGCCGACCAGTTATCGTACTGATAGACGTATAAATCATATTAGTACAGCTAATAATACAATGCAACAACTATCTGTGACGTGCAGTTTTCTTAGCTATTTTCTTGGGCTGCTTACTAACTTGCTTACCAGCTCTAGTGTCAGCGCGCTTCTTTGCGCTGGTCTTGGCGTACTCTTTCTTGCTCAACGCGTCACGAGCTGCTTTGGGTAAGTACCGTTCACCCGTAGCCTTCTTGCCTTGAGTGCTGTTCTTGCCAGACTTAGTGCCCCATTCCTCGCTAGTCCACTTAGACAGAGACTTTTGGGCCTTAGTCTTCGGCCCAGAGTAGCCGCCACCTGACTTTTTATAACGTTGCGTGGCAAGTTGTGCTTTGCGCGCGCTCCATTGTCCAGGTTTACCGCCTTTTGACCCCGCCTTTACAGCGGCGACGATGCGTTTCCATTTAGGTTCGTCACTTCTAGCCATTACACCACCACCTCTAGCGCGGTCTCGATCCAGACCTTAGCCCCGCAGGAGAGGGGCTTGTCTGGGCTGTACACGACGATGGCAACAACTTCGCCATCGGCATTGACTATCTCTGCTTTGTTAGCCTTGCGGTTAACTTTATAGTCCTTGATGGTCAATACCGGCTCGTCTGCACCTTTATTGTTAGCCCTGATGTTGTGTTGATTAACGTGGATACGAGTCTTCATCGATCACCACTTCGCCCGATTTGCCCAATAGGCCGCGCTCATTTTGCCCTTGGATATGTTCTTAGCGTGTCGGGCTTTGAAGCTAGCGCGCTTTTTCTTCATTTTTTCGGACTCGCCCGCCTTGGGCTTACCGGCAGTAGATGCACCTTGCTCGCCAAAACGGATGGTTTTGATCTTGTCACCTTCTTTTGCCACCACAATGTGGCTTTTCTTCGGGTGAGAAGGGGTGCGCTTGGGCTTGTTAAAGCCCGAGACTCCAGCTCGGGCTAATCGTGGGTCTTTTTTAACTGGCATTTGTTACCTCGTTATAAAATATCGCCTCGTAGGCGCTTCAAAGTTGCTTCAGGCAGGGCAGCGAACTCTTCTTCCGTCATGGTTGACAGGTCGAGGGCCCTTTCGCCATGGTGCGCTGAGCTTTCACCTGGCAGTTCAGGCGGTTGGGCATCTGCTGCCTTCAATTTGCTACTGACTTGCGCTCGCTTCTTGGCGAGTTCATCAGTTTTTTGCGCTTTACCTGCCAAACTTGGCGCACTTTCTTGCGCTTGGTCTAGATCGTGGTCTTTTACGACGTACTTAACGGCTTTTGATAGCGCATCTACAGCTTCGTAGCCCTTCATCATGAAGGCATCACGCAGTTCAACAACTTCGTTAGTTATATCTTCGTTGTAATCGTCCGAGTCACGGTTAAAGACGGGGTAAGCATCTTCCATGGCGTTAGCGGCTTGCTGAAGCGCCGTCATTTGGCGATCTTGATTCACCGTCTGACTCATTTCTTGGCGCATTTCGTACTCTAGAGTCGCTCGTTCGGCCTTTCTGATCTCTCGTCGTAGAGCAACAGCTTTTTCTGCCTCACCATCCAATACCATGTTCTGGTACTCGACTTCTTTCGCGTCGAAATCGTAGTCCTCTGGGGCATCTTCAGCTTTTTCATTAGCTGCATTGATTTCATCTAGCTGTTTCTGCAGAGCTTTTTGCTTTGCTAGTACCTCATCAAGCCGAGCTTTAGGAACCATTGGCTTTTTAGCCGATTTTTCCTCTACTACCGGCTCTTCTTCTAGCTCGGCGTCGGGGGTTGTTTCTTCTTCTGTACTTTGTTCATCTTCAGAAACAATTTCCTCGGGTTCTTCGGTAGCGGTTTCTTCTTCTGCATCCTCTGCCACAGTCTCTTCTTCAATGACTTCTTCAGGCTCCTCTTCAGGCGTTTCAAAACTTAGGTCCAGCTCAACGGTATCGTCTTCCTCGGGTCGATCCGCACCAGGCATTACGTCAAACTCAAGTGCTTTTTCTTCGGCTGATGTATTTTCTTGGTCACTCATATCAAAGTCCTATTGGGGTTGGTTTTGGGGTCTAGATTGCTGCATAGCTGTAGTAGCAATTTTCGTAGCAGCGCTGGTTTGTGCTTGGTTTTCCCTGATGCTGTTTGTAGCAGAAGACAGTTCTCTTCGAAGTGCTAACTGCTCGTTGTTCATCTGAATCTTCGCTTGCAGCTCAGCCATACGAACCTGCGGATTAACTTCCGCAACTTCTTGTATCTTCGCCACATTCATAGAAGTTTCTGACTGAATCTTCTCTACCTCTGCTTGGAGCTTCATGGTCTCAAGCTGAAGATTCTGCATTGCTAGTTGCTGCTGAGCCTGCATGGCCTGGGCCTGCTCTGGGGAGGGCGGCTCTTGCCCAGTCAGAACACGGATTCGTTTGGCCAGCTCTTCCTTCTTGAGAAGGTGGCTGTAACTAACAATCGCATCGTCTGGGATAGCGACGCCAGCTTGTCTGAGGCTGAGGGCTTCAGCAAACTGAGTCTCATCGAAGCTGTCTCGCGCGGGGGCGGAGGTAACTATCACATCGTATTCACCAATAGTAAGGTTATTGATGATGTCGCCCTCTGGAGTCATGGCGTTAAGCAGCATCGGCTCTCTAGGCTGCATAGGGTCATCCTCATTGGTAACCTGGACAACGCGCTCTTCTGTGTAAAACGTCTGAATGAGGTTCAACACTTTTTCGGCAAGGTACTGCCTAGTCTTAGCTAAGTTATCCAACGGCACTTGGATCATGATTGCGCCACGGTTCTGCTTAGCCTGGATCGCGATACCCGATACTTCTGCACTGTCCGTGCCCAACATAGAGTCGTTAATTCCGGAAATAGTCTGGATATTTGCTGCAGCTTTCTGCGCTATGCGGTCCAATCCAGTAGGTATTTGGTTGGCACCAATCTTCTGCGGGGGGGTCGTACCACGCGCATATTCAAGCACTAGGCCAGTCTCTGCGCCGTGTTCCTCGAGGTCATCTGCGGTCATACCGACCAACGATCCCGACTCAACCATCCAGCCACTATTAGCTGTAGTATTAACTATGTGCAGCTCTTGGCTAGCAATCTTGTTTAGCTGCTCTTGCGGAGAGAGTAGGTTGCGGATCGCTCCAAAAGGGCGACCCCTGCGGAAGTAGCAAAAGAACGGAACAATGGTGAAATCGTTGTAGGGGGACCAGTCGTCGTGCAGTACGACTTGGTCACAGGTCACAGTCCAGCGAACTTTGCGTATCACTTTCGTAATAAGCTCCATGTCGTACTGCTTTGCGAACTTCTTACACTTCGCTTCTTTCCAGCTGTCGGGGCACTGCCTTTGATCACCAGTAGATCGGTCGACGAAGAATGCTGCGCGAGATAACTTCTTGTGCTGCCGCTCTACTACACGCAGCGCTTTTACGTTACGGTACTCTTCATCGCCAGGAACTCCAGCGCCGAAGTAATCATCGTTGGTCTCAGTGTCACCAAATCGTGTCTCTTGATATTCAACCGAGTCAGGTCCGAAACTCATACCGTTCTCAGCTACAAACAACAGGCGCTCAGCTTTGTCCTTGCCGTATAACTCTTCGATCTCATCAAGCGTCATCCACTTAGACTCAAACACTTCGTTCCAAGTTTTAGGGTCGGCGTCTTTTGCGTCGGGGTCGATTAATATGTCCAGCGGGTCTTTGGCCGAGATTCGTATCTCACCCTCAACGTGATCGCTGAAGTCCATGCGAACATCAAAATAACCACGACCGTCCATAATCAAGCCGTCAGAGAACACCTGCTGCTCAACCCAGTCCAGCTTGTTACTGTCCGATATCTGTAGGTACAGCTTGGTGAGAGTATGCGCTACGGCCTCATCTCCACCTCTTCGCGGCTTAAACTTGACGTCTGCTCTGCGCGAGGACTGCTCACCTAAGATAGTATTAATAGTAGGAAGGATGGTGTTGATCGTTAGAGCAGGGCGCCCTTCGTTTTCTAGGGCAGCCGCATCGTCAGGGTCCCATTGATCGCCCTGATAATACTCATCACATTTGAGCGCCATATCCACGTAGTCTAAGTGCCCATTGTCCCGTGCGCGCTCGTAGCGAGCCCACTGAGTGCGGGTAATCTCTTCTTCCTTCGCAGGATCTATCTTCTTTGTCTTTGCCATTGTTATGCGCTCATTGCCGATTTAGTGCGTTCGCCTTTAAGTAACCCAGGCAGCTTGTCTCTCCAGCTTGGTACGTGCTCTACCTTTTCATGGAAGGTGCTGAACTCAGTCATCATCAAACCAATCCAGGCCAGGGCGTCCACCTGGTCGTCGTGTACCCCATTCGGGAAGCGCAATAACTCTGCTACCAGTGGGCCTGTAAATTCTTCGTCTCGGGGCAGGAAAACCATACCCTGTTGCATCCGACCTTGGATTGCTCTGGCGCGCGCTTCTTTGTCCCTGCGGCCTGTCTTTAAGTCTTTGAAGTACGCCTCGTAGAGCCCACGTTCGCGTACACGTTTCTCGAGGAATGGCCCAAGAGCCATCTCGATGTGCCCTTTCTCAATACCTATGATCGACGGCTTCCACACTTCGTAGAGGTCGAGTATCTGCTCAACCAACTCAAAGCCGTCAAACCGACCACGCACCATGTCCATTACAAACAACTGGTCATACTCATCGACACCTACAACGATGCCGACGGTGTAGTCGTTCCTATCGTTCTTACCGATCGCCAAGTCCCACGCGCAGTAGTAGCGCATGCGGTCCTCATCAACGTCTTCTCTGTCGTAGTAATTGATCATGTCTCTGGTGAAGTAATCACCATCGTCAGCTACAGGGTTCTGCTGGTACAGGGCTGACCAGTCTCGAGGGCCAACCGCTTTTTCTATACGGGCCAGCGCCTCCTCGTCATACCTCTCCCTGTGGAGAGCGTCACCTTGTTTCCTGAATTCTTCGTCAACCTCAGCTCTTGCGGGGTAGTTAACAACTTCCCATTGCTCGCCATTATCTGCTGCTGCTTTAAGTAATCTGCCCGCAAGGTCATCATCGTGCCAGCGAGTAAGGATAACCAGCACGCCGCCACCAGGAGCGAGACGTGTGTACGCCGTAGACGTATACCAGTCCCAAGCAGAGTCACGTGCGTTCGATGATTCGGCGTCGTCACGGTTCTTTACCGGATCGTCGATGACAAGGATATGAGCACCCTTACCAGTAATACCACCGCCAACACCGGCAGCAACATAGCCGCCGCCAGAAGTTGTAAGCCATGCTTCAGCAGACTGCGACTGTGGATCGAGGCGAGTTTTAAAAGCTGACTTGAATCCTTCTTCGCGTAGGAGTCCACGAACCTTACGGCTGAAGCCCATAGCAAGCGAGCCTGAATACGAACAACTAATAAATTCGTGCTGTGGATTGCGGCCAAGGTGCCAAGCTGGGAATGCCACTGACGCAAGCGTGCTTTTACCGTGTCTAGGCGGCATGAATAGCATAAGTCTTGGAGACTTCTTTTCAGTAACATCTCTAGAGAACTCCTCTAGTCGCTTGCATATGTCTTTATGTACCCAGCCAGCCGTGTAATCTGGATTAAAACGTTCGACAAAAGGGAGTAGCCGCTTACGAGTCAGGAACCGTAGAGCGAGTTCCGCGCGCGCCTTATCCTCTAAGGTCTCTTCAACCGCGGCCTCCGGTTCGGGGCTCGCGGGTAGTGGTTCTTGCTCCGCGATGTCCGCTTTGCAATACACGCAGAGTCGGTCGATGCCCGCGTACAGTGTCTCGGGGTGCGACGCCTTGCAGCGTATGCATTCGACCTTCGTGACTTCTGTCATTTAGTAAGGCTTGTATGCCTTTTTCTTAGGCTTAGCTTTGGGCTTAGCTTTCGGTTTAGCTTTCTTCTTAGCAGCGGCAGCAGCTTTCAACTTAGCAACCTGCGCGGCAGCTTGTTTTTTACTATGCGGGAATTCAGTACTGGCCATCGTTACTTCCTTTTTCTTTTAACAGGCATACCTGTAATTTTAGTTTTGGAGATCTTCTTGCCACCAGGTTTGCCTGTTACTGCGGCGTTTCTCGCGATTGCTTTTGTCTGCTTATAAACAGTCTTAGCCATAATTAATCACTCTTCGGTTCGAGGTAGTCGAGGTCTTTACCCGCGATCTTCAACAAATCCTCATCGGTCATGCGCTCAAGCTGCTTTGTACCGTTGATATTGATGTTCACTTGGGTAGCGTTTTCTGGTGCAGCAAGACCGTGCAACTTCACCAGTGAATCGGTGGTGTTTTTCATCTCAGTGGCGTTTGCCGACGAGTTGTACGCTTCCATGTACATCATGTGTGCGTGCTGATTGGTGAATTTCACCTCTTCACGCATCTCCTGACGGAAATAATCAATCGCTTTTTGGACTTCGGGGACTTTTGCAGCGGCATAGGTTGCCTGGGGGGACGAGTATCCCGCACCACGGCCCGCGGCGGCGGTTGTCATACCCGAACTAATGAGCGAGACCAGTTTTTCTTGCTGCATGGTCAGCGATCCGCGGCTTATGCCCATGTACGGCATATGCGACTGGAATTCGGTGTGCTCACTGACTAGGTCAGTGGACGGTGACTCCTGCTGGGGTGCTAATTCCATAAAACTCTTGGTCATTATCGAAGTACACAAAAGCAGGAGCCCCATCGAACTCTCTCGATGACACTTCTGCTATCCATTCTTCGGCGTACTCCTCGGAGTGGCCTTTGGATACAATTATTGAGACAGCTTTGTCGTAGTTGTAAGCAAGCACTTCACGCCCATTTCGAACCGTGGAGCCTATAATCGCTTCGTCTAACCCGTCGATCGCTACTACTTCAATATCGCTCATGCGTTATATTAGCTTGGCTAATAATTAATCACAAGAAAAATCGTTAATTGTCTTGACCCACCAGTAAAACATGTCCTCAGAGAGGGTGTGTTTCATGATATTGATTCGGTAACAGACAAGTTGGACGTTATAAACCGTGTAACCCTTTTCTCCAGAGACTCGGTCGATGGACGCGTTGTAGTCCTTGCGGCCAGATCCGTCGAGGTGATGTGTAAGGTACACACCGGATATGGCGCATTTGCCGTCTTGCTTATCCCATAGTGCGATAAGGTCTTCTGGTTCGATTTCGAACGTGACGTGGTTGTCGCGCTTGCCTTGCTTAACACTCGATTTGCTTTTGGAATATAGGTTACGCAGGTAACTTTCATAAGAGGCAGAAATCCGCGACGTGGTTTGGTTTGCTTTGCAAGCCATGCAAATGTTGCGTCCTGTGCGAAAATGCGACGCTTCCATCGTCTTTTTACATGACAAGCACTCTTTAGTGCTATCAGTCATGGTTGAGCATATTAGCATAGCTAATTGTTTTGGATCACTTTTTTGAAAATTTTTTTATAAAAATCTTTTCTATATC